AAAAAACATTATCATGTGTTTTGATATAAATCTGGTAGGGGCAGGGGGACTCGAACCCACCAACTTACCGGTTAAAAGCCGGTTACTCTACCATTGAGTTATGCCCCCAATGACGTTGATTTTCTTGCTTACGCAGAGCTTTAGTGCTCTTGCGATGGCTTCCCGCTTTCAAAAACAGTGCCGCAGCCACGAAGCGATTACGTGGAGCGACGATCGGTTTAAGTTTTGACTTCATTGCTGATCTCCTAACTATAAACATATTATAAAATTAATTGGAATATTTGTCAACCAAAAAATTGGCGGAAGAGGACGGAGTCGAACCCTCAAGGCGCTATTAACGCTCAACTGTTTTCAAGACAGGTACCGTCGCCAATCGGTTTGCGCATCCAAGAAACAATCATACAAAAAAAAATTGGGGGCTGTCAAGCCCCCTGGTATACTTTTTGGCTTGATTAAAATAAACTTTCTTTGCGATTAAAATACGTAATGGGCCTTACATAACTAAAATGTTCTACTGCTTCGCTGAATTCAAAGGATCGATGACCTCGCATTGCTGTATGAAATTCACCTGCTCGATTGGCATGAAACTTTCCTACATCATGCACCTCTCCCATTCCGGGCCAACCACCCTCCCGTGTCCCATGCAACTTAGCGTTCTCTTCAGTTGCAGATTTATGAAGAACAGAATCTTGTCCATACTTCTGCCCATGCTGTTTTAGAAAAGATAGCAATTGTCCTTTGTCATCACCTTTCTTACCTACAACCAGATACGAATCCTCATCTACTGCTCTAGCTTTATCTGTACCATGATTTTCAATGTATCGACCTTTAACTTTTACAAACCCATACCCCGCACCTCGAATACTTTTCTCTAGCTCCTTATTGCGAGATGAGTTCTCTTTTGCAGTATTCTCACCTCGATGAGCAGTAATCATTCCAATGTTTCTGTTCTGAACGTGTGAATGTACTCTGCTGAGACTAGCTTCTTGCAAGAAATCTTTAAAGGTGGTAGACATAGAAATCCTTTTGTTTTTCTATATTTATCAAAATCACAAATACATTGTGCAAATAAAAACGGGAGCTGTCAAGCCCCCGTTTGAACTTTTTTGACTTTTATTCTGTCAAAAGCTGCTTGGGGGCAGCGGGTTCTTTTTTACTTGTACCTGACTCTTTGACTTCTATCTTCTTGGGCTTCTTGTGCTCAGGAATGATCATATCAAGCCAGATTCGTAGCATGCCGTTGAACATCTCTGCATCCTTGACTTCTAGATTGTCATTAAGAAGGAAGGTGCGAGTGAAGTTACGATTGGCGATGCCTTTATAGATCCAGTTGTCAATCTCAGCATCTTCCTTTGATATTCCCTTGACAATTAACTTACCTTCAGCAAGTTCAATATCAATTTCGGATTTTCCGAAACCTGCTACAGCCATCTCGATGATGTAGCGATCCTCAGAAACTTTCTTGATATTGTAGGGAGGATAGTTGGGGATGCCTTTGGTGAGGTCATCATGCATCTTTGCCATACGGTTGTATTGGTCATCGAACCCAACGAAATACTTGTCGAAATCTTTGAACATATCGCGTCCAAACACATCTTTTAGAAATGTCATGTTAGTCTCCTTTTTAAGCAAGATTAAACTCGGAAATACTCATCTTTGTGGCAACCACATTCAGGACAAAGCCAGAATTGTGGAAGGTCTTCCCACTTAACTGCTTCTTTAGCTTCATCATACTCATGCCCACAAACTTCGCATACATATGCGTTATATTTTGTTTCGCTCATTGGTTTCTCCTTTTCAGCGAGTTGAATTGTCTTACCCTTTAGGCGTAAGAGGCAGATTTGACTAGGATGCCAGCCTAGATCCCATCCCGAGGATATTTTATTTATGCAGTTTTGTTAGATTTTTTGCCTAGATTGTACTTAGTTTGAATGTTCCATTCACCTTTTTCTTTGAAGGATAGCACTTTGACTTGTGATAGAGGTGCCATATCACTATGACGATCTTGGTTCAGAATGCTTACTAAGCCCCAGTCCTGCAGCAGCTTAGCAATCACATTTCTGCGTTGAAGATCGTTGTCAGTGATATCAGCAAACTTTCCATCAAGGGCAAACAGTTCTTTGAAGTGAACAATAAAGTACCTGCCCTGCTTGTGCAGGATATGGCAAGATTGGTAGAGCGTTTTGTCTCTCTTGGAAGCAACTCCGATTCGTGACAGAGTTTCTTTGACTTTCAGAAAGTCGTCTGCTTCCTTTAGTGTGATCTCAAGCGGGGAGTACCCCACCAGATCAATATTGAATGAAATGTCATCAGCCATCTTTCAATCCACCTTTTTTTAATTTTTGTTTTAATGTATTGATCTGCTCCTGCGAAAGGATGGTGACACATTCTTGGGCTTTAGATGTGCTGTACCCATAGTATTGTTTCACAACATCAATCGCTTCTAGCTTTTCAGCTTTAAGCCACTTATTATAACGCTTCTTGCGCTTGATAAGAAGGCGAAGAAAATCAAACTGTAATTTCTTGTCAAGATGGGTGCGTGAGTTCATTTCATTGGCCTGAATCACAGTATCAGCCCCGTAACTTAACGCTTTATTTATAATAAACGGGTTGTACTGCTTTTCTGACCACTCATCTACAATCAGATCCTCCTTAGTGTCGTTGATTGCATTTACAAAGTCAAAGGGGGAAATCGAGGGAAGGCCTTCTTTCTCCTTGCTCATTTGAAGGAAACCGACGCCATGATTTCTGTGAGACATGCAACTAGATTGATCTCTTGATCTGCACAGAAAGCTGACTTGTAGCCATAGTCAGCCAGAATCAACACCAGTTGTGGAACTTCAACTACCTTGTTGGAGAAGTCATCATAGACCTTGCGAAAGATCACCTGTGGATCGTTGTCGATGTTGTTCACAACCCACTTACGCATCTTCTGCCAGTCCTTCGCCTTCATTGCATCTGAAAGTTCAGCTGTGCTAACATCTCCAACTTTTGCGAGGATACCTTCATCAATCTTACCGCTTGAAGAATATCTTTGCAGTTCGTTGATGATCCTGCGATAGTCAGGAAAGAACTTTAGAAGAAGTGAAGCGATGACTTTCTCGTCAAACTCAATCCCCTCTCTTTCAAGAATGAACTGAATTCGCTTCATAAACTTACCAGCAATCTTTGGTTTTTCTTCCTTGCTATACTTGAACTCAATGACTGCACACCGAGAATGCAATGCAGGGATGATTCGATTCTTGTAGTTGCAAGTCAGAATGAATCGACAGTTGGTAGAGAACTCTTCCATGAACCTACGCAAGGCAGGTTGAGTAGAGTTAGGATTCAGATAATCCGCCTCATCAAGAATGACAACTTTCGTCTTTCCTGAGAAGGAAACCGTCGAGGCGAACTGCTTGATAGTGGTCCTAAGAACATCGATACCCGATTCTTCCGAACCATTGATGATGATGTAGTCAGTTCCCAACTCCTCACAGATTGCTCGAGCAACAGTTGTCTTTCCCATGCCTGCGCCACCGCACAGAAGCATGTTCTGAATCTCCCCCTTATCAACCGACTCTTGAAACACCGCTCGCTGCTCTGCAGGAAGAATGCAATCATCCAGTTTGCGAGGACGATAGCGTTCAACCCACAGAAACTCATTGTCACGAACTTGCATAATATAAGACTCCAATTAGATTGTCGAACCAGGTTCCATCGCAATCAGATAAGTCATCGTTCCTGCAGCATTCTTGAACTGACAGAACATCTTCTTAGAAATGATGCACTCATAAGCGTCGGGAACCAACTTGAAGTTTTCAGAGGAAAGGTTGCATTCAAACTCGAGTTCAGTTTCGCCAATCGTCTTGTTGAAACTATTTGCCGACTCATTCTTCCGATCACCAATCTTCATTGTAACCCAACCCTTCTTGGCAATCAATGAGATTGTAGGAGCAGAAAGTAGACCTGCCGTCTTGATGATAGTTTGAACATCCTTGGCAGTTAGATTGAACTTGAAGTGTTCTTCTACTTCAATGTTCTTGGTGGGAGCAGCAACAATAAGTGATGGTTCGCAGTAGAAGTATTCGAACTTGCCTACATCGTTAGTGATGCTAAGGCTCTTCTCGCCAAACTCAACCTCTTGATTGTCGCCAAAGGTCAGAAGTTGTAGCAGAGAGTTCAGGTCATAGATAGCAACTTCACGCGGAAAGGTCTCCGCGACTGATGCCCGAGCGAATACTGATTTGGGGGTCGAGATCGTTGAAATACTCTGGCCCTCCCGAAAGAGAAGATTCGAGTTGATCGTAGCGAAATTCTTGAGGATGTTGATTGTTTCTTGCGAGATTTTCATAATCTAGTTTCTCCTGTTGGGTTTCAAGGTCATGGGTGTAAAGCATAATCATCGCATAATGAAGAATCTTCATAATGTCCTTACGACTACGACCATCCTTCTTCCCATAACGCTGTGCGTATTTTATAACATTGCCACGGGTAAACGCAATACCATCACCGTTACTAATGATGAACTCAGTTGTCTGAATATCACCTTGGGCATAGTGTTGACTGTAGGTTGAATTTATATACTGAAGAAGTTGTTTGATTAGTTCTT